AGCTCGTGCGCGAGCTGTCGCCCGAGTTCGGCTGGGACCTCGAGCACCTAGCCCCCTGGGTCCGCATGTTCGTGCGCGTCGACCAAGGCGAGACCGTGCTCGGGGTTTGCGCGGTGGCGATCCTTGCAGATTACACCCTTCCCACGTAGCCTGCTCCTCACGCCCGTTAGTGCCGGGTGCGGAGGATGCGAGCATGGCGACGAGAGACGAGAAGCAGGCGCCGATGGTGACGATGACGGTCGACGAGCTCAACGCGATGATCGACGCGAGGGTGCAGTCCGCGACCGGACGAATGACCTCGGCCGAGGTCGTACGCGTCGCTGCCGAGGCGATCAAGGGATCGCTAGGACTCAACGCGGAGGGTGGGACCGAGGAGGCGCGCTTTCACGCGCGCATGGGGACGCCGATTCCGCTGCGCGAGCCGCAGGCGACGATGGCCTACGCGTGCGAGAATACGGAGAACGGCGCGCGGTTCACCGCATGGGTCGTGCCGAGCCGCGCCTTCCCTGCGGGTCGCACGGTGAAGATCCTAGACTACGCGTACCCTAAGGACATCGTGCAGCGCATGGGCATCGGGGAGGGGATGGTGCACCGGGACGCGAAGGAGAAGTACGGCAAGCCGGCCGAACCGGGTCAGATGGGGCTTTCCGCGCTTTTCGTCCAGCGTCGTTACGAGGCGTACGAGCGAACCGATCTGCAGCTCGTTGGCAAGTCGGCGGCGCGGCTGCCGAGGATGATCGGGCCTGACGGTATGCCGGTGCCTGCGGTGCCGGTGGACTTGGGCGAAGTGAAGCGCACGGCGTGAGCGGCGTGAGCGGACTCAGGAGCGCAAGATGAACGTCCCCGGCGCGCCGCCGACGAAAGTGCCGCAGATGCCGGGCGTGGACGTCGAGGCGCCGCTACCGGAGGGCGACCGTCGGGGCGCTGTCGAGCGCATCACGGGCGGCTCGCCCATGCGCCTCTACGGCAAGGATCCAGGCTTCCAGCCGCCCTACGACGAGTTGGACGGATCGAAGTTTCGCATCGCGAGCATCTATCGCGACATCCCGCTCGTCACGATCCAGAATTCGTGGTCCGTCCACGAGATCCGTCACGCGCTATCGCAACACATGTACGGGCAGTTCGACGCAAGCGCGCAGCTCGTCGATTCGATGCTCGGAGACGACAGGGTGCATGCGACGCTCGGGAGTCGGTTGAGCGGTCTCTTCGGTCGAGAGATCCGGGTGCGCGCGCCGAAGGGGATGGCCGACTCGCGCGCGTACAAGGAATGCGAGTCGGCATGGTACGCGACGGCCGAGGAGTTGTTGACCGGATGGGCGCTGCAAGAGACTGCGGCGTACACGACCTTCATGGGCTTCGGCCACGGGCAGATCGTGTGGGACCGAACCGAGTTCCCTTATCGGCCGGTGCCGCGTCCGTGGCACCCGAGATACGAATGGTTCGAGTGGGTCTCGCGTCACTTCGTCGCGATCTCGCAGGACGGCAACGTCCCGATCTTCCCGGGCGATGGCAAGTGGTACGCGCACGAGCCGTACGGCAGCTACCGGTCATGGGTGCGCGGCGCGGTGCGTGCGGTCGCCGAGCCGTGGGCGATCCGGCACTTCGCGATCCGAGATTGGGCACGCTTCTCCGAGGTGCACGGGCTGCCGACGCGCAAGGGTAAGACGCCGGCGGCGGGCGACCCAGGCGAGCGCGCTCAGTTCGTTCAGGCGCTCGCGTCGCTCGGGAGCAACACGACGATCCTGATCCCGACCGGCGTCGACGGCAACACGATCGGCTACGACTACGAGCTGGTCGAGGCGAAGGACACGGCGTGGGAGTCGTTCCCCGGACTACGCGACCACTGCGATTTGGCGATCGTGCTCGCGATCAAGTTTCAGAACCTGACGACAGAGATCACGTCGGGCGGCTCATACGCGGCGGCTCGCGAGCATGGCAAGGTCGATATCTCCCAGGTGGCCGCCGACAACCGAGGATGGCGTCGCACGCTCTGGCGAGACTTCGCGCGACCCTTCGCGTTCATCAATTATGGTGACGCGAGGCTTGCGCCGGTGACGGACTTCGACGTGCCGGAGCCGGCGCGTGAGGACCAGCTTGCACGCTCGGACGCGTTCGCGAAGTTCGCTGCGGCCATCGCGCAACTCGCGCAGGCCGGCTTCAAGTTCGAGGAGACCGAGCAGTTCCGGGAGTTTGGACGGACGCAATTCGGCATCCAGTTGCCCGAGGGCTTCACGATCGGCGACGCTCCCGCTGCGGTGACGGCTCATGCGGCAAACAAGACCGCGGACGCGTCGCACAAGACGGGCGACGCCGCGCTCAAGCAGGCGGACGTGGCGAAGCAGAAGGCGGACGAGCCGCCTCCGGCGCCGACGAACGGGGCGCCGCCTCACGGCTTGCAACAGTAGAAGTAGTTCGTGTCGTCGATGAGGGACAATTCGCAGCCGGGCGGCACCTTGGGCGTCGTCGAATACGGGCACATGTGCTCCTCGGTGTAGCCGTACATCGCGAGCGTGTGGCACGTGTTGAGATTCGACACGGGGCACTCGGGAGGCGGTAGCGAGATGTCTGGTAGGTCCACGTCGAGCATCGACGTCTCGCTCACGGCAGCGTCGGGAGCATCAGCGTCCGCGCGCGCCACGTCCGGCGCCATGTCGTCGCCGTCATCTGTCGCCGACGCTGCGTCGAGCAGGCGATCGCCCGGAGGGCCGGCGTCGTCAGCCCCGCACGCTGTGCATGCCAGCATCGCCAGTGTCGCTAAAAGCCACGCGATTCGCATGCATTCAAGGTGCGGCTTCGTGCCGCATTCGTCAACTTTGCGTGCAGATCGCAACCCATGTATGGTGCACGTGTGCAGCCGGCCACGCGGCGTTACGCTCTCCGCAGCGGCGAGTACCTTGCGGTTTCTCCTGGCGTCATCCACCGCGACGCGGATGGCTTCTTCCTCATCCTCGGTTCGCCTGACGCGCCCGCGAACGAGACGCGCGGCACCGTGGCGATCGTCCACATCCGAGGCGCGCTAGGGCACTACAAGACCGACGGCGGCGACTCGTACGAGGCGATCGTCGATCGCGTCAAGTTGGCGATCGAAGCCGAAGAGAAGCCCTCCGCCATCGTGTTCCGCATCGAGTCCCCCGGCGGCGTCGTCGCGGGACTCAGCGATACCGTGCTGAAGATCCGTAAGCTGAGCAAGGACAGCGGCGTCCCGTTCTACGCCTACGTCGACGAGATGGCCGCGAGCGCGGCGTACGCGATCACGTGCGGATGCGAGGAGGTCTTCGCGCCGCCGAGCGCCATCATCGGCAGCGTAGGCGTCATCTCCACGATGGTGAGCCAGGCGAAGAAGGACGCGAAGGATGGCGTGGAGTTCGAGATCATCACGAGCGGCGCGCGCAAAGCGGACGGCCACCTGCACATGCCGATCAGCGACGCGGCAAAGGCTGCGGAGCGCGCGCGAAACGAGGAGTTGGCGTCTCAGTTTTTCGTGCTCGCGTCCGAGGCTCGCGACATGTCGCCGAAGAAGCTCGCGTCGCTCGAGGCCGCAATCTACCTGGCGGCCGACGCGAAACGCGTCGGCCTCATTGATGACGTGAAGTCGTACGACGATCTGATCGCGCAGCTCGACGAGACGTCCACCGGCGAGCCCGAGGCGGTGGCCCCGAATACAGGGAATGCGACGGACCGACGCGCCTCTGCGCGTGCCGCAGCGCGCGGCAAGAAGAATGCGCTTGACGGGAAGGCTGCCGAGGGGTCACTTGTAACCTACACGCGTGCAGACAGCACGCATCCGGAGGACGCCGTGAGCGTGCAACTCAAGGAACTGATCACCCGCACGATGGCGGCGATCGCGTCGGCCAGCGACCCGAAGCAGAAGACGAAGCTCGAGAAGCGCCTCGCCAGGTACGAGCAGACCAAGCGCATGATGGCGAAGGACGATCCCGAGGACGACGACGAAGGTGACGAGGACGACGACGAGGGCGAGGACGACGAGTCCAAGGCCGCGAAGGCCAAGGCGGCCGAGCACAAGGCGGCCAAGAAGGCCGAGGCCGCGAAGCACCGCGCCGAAGCGGCGAAGCACAAGACGAAGATGGCGGAATACGAAGAGGCCGCAAAGAAGTGCGAGGATGAGGCGGCCAGCGGCGAAGGTGACGAGGACGACGACGAGAAGAAGGCGTCTGCCCGCGCTGCCGCGCTCGTCGCGACCGCCGACTTGACGCCCGCTGCAGCGGCGGCCATCGCCGCGCAATCGAAGCTCGCGGAGGACGCGATGCGCAGGCTCGCGGTGCTCGAGGGCAGCGCGGCGAAGCGCGAGCAGTCGGCGTCGATCAAAGAGGCGCTCGCCGATGGTCGGATCACGCCGTCCGAGGCGAAGATGCTGGGCGCCAAGACGCCTCAGTGGTCTGCCGAGTACATCGACACACGCAAGGGGGTGCGCGTCGTGAACGTCGACGAGGGGCACCTCGTCGTCCCCGATGGCGCCGGCGACACGCCCAAGGCAGAGATGGCCGAGATCGACGAGCGTATCGCGACGCTCGGTCTCACCGACGCGAAGCAGATCGACAAGCTGCGCGCCGACATGATCGCCAACCGACGCAAGGTCGCCATGAACGGCCTGCCTGGACAGGAACCGAGGTACTGATCGATGCCCGCCCTCACCGCAGACGTCAAGATCATCCGCTTCGGTTCCCCCGGGAACTCGACGCAGCCGATGAACTTCGGCTTGACCGCGAACGCGAAGGTGTTTCGCGGATCGGTCGCCACCACCCGCAGCGGCTACCTCGTCGCCGCATCCTCGCCGACGTCCACGGACATCGTGTGGGGCCTCGTCGAGGACGCTGGCCCCGGCACGATCGACGGCGGACCTGGGATCACCGGTGGCTCGACCAACGGGCTCGTGACCGCGGATGTCGCTACCGGATCGTTCTTCCTTCAGAACGGGACCGGCGCCGACGCAATGACGGAGGCGAACGTGGGCGCACCCGTCTACCTGATCAACGAGATCACCGTAGGCCTCACGAACGGAGGCGCCACGCGCCCCGTCGCCGGAGTCCTGCTCGGCATGGGTAGCTCGCTCGGCAACATCACGCCGTTCTCGTCGCTCGTGGCGATCAAGGTCGGCTCGAACCTCGGAACGACCGGAGGCCCGTCGTGACATCTGGACCGATCCCCGTCAACTTCAACGTACTCATTTCCGACATCAATACGATGGTCGGGAGTGTGTACCTCACCGACCCGCTCGAGGCGCACTGGAAAGAGGTCACGACCGAGCTGCCCATCAAGTCCGCCCAACTCGTGCTCGCGTGGACCGGCGTCATGCCCAAGGCGCGCGTGTGGCTAGGGCCTCGCGTCATCCACTCGGCCGCTGCCCAGACGTACGTCGCGGTCCCGCTTGCGTACGAGCTGACCTACGAGATGGATCAGTTCCACATCGAGGACGACATCCACGGGGCGTACTTCCGGTGGATCCCGGATCTCGTCCGGCAGACGCGACGGTGGGAGAGCTACGAGATCCGCGACTTCCTGCAGAACCAGGGTGCGTACACGGGCGCCGTACAGAACGGATACGACGGTCTGACGTTCTTCAACACGTCGCATCCGATCGACGTCTACAACTCGGCGCTCGGCACGTACTGCAACGATTTCTCCGCCGGCGGGCAGAACGTCACGTACACGAAGGCCAACGGCGGCAACGTCACCATCGCCACCGGCGGCGGCATCGGCGTCACGGCGTTCAAGACGCTGTACGAGTACATGATGACGCTGCAGGGCGAGGACGGAGAGCGACTCGGGATCCGCCCCGTCACGCTCATGCACCCGCCGAACATCAAGACCGAGGTGGAGGTCATCCTTCGCGACTCGTTCTTCGCGCCTCCCGCGTGGGGCGCCATCGGCAGCCAAGTAGGCGCCGCGGACAACGCGTTCAAGCGGTTCGGCGTGACGCCGTACCTCAACGAGTTTCTGACCGATCCGCAGATGTGGTACCTCGCGGACACAACGCGCGCGTTCAAGCCGATCGGCTGGGGCCTCCGGCGTGCGTGGGAGATCGTCCCGCGCTTCAACGAAAACGACCCCAATGTGTTCGACCGCCACGCGCTTCTGCTCGGCGGCAAGGCGCGCGGAACTCCGTTCTGGGGCTACTCGTTTCTCATGTGTCGATCGGGGCCGTAACGCGAGGGCGCTTGCATGGGCTCTCAATATTGCCAGCCGTCCGACCTCAGCACGTACGCGATCAACGCGAACGCGCTGGTCAACATCACGACGCCGGAGCTCGTCGCCGCATGCGTGGCCGCCAGCGAGAAGGCGGACAGCTACATGCGCGGCCGGTACGCGTTGCCACTCGTCTCGTGGGGCACCGACGTCACCATGCACACGGCGTGGATGGCGACGTTTTTCGTCATGTCGGCGCGCGGGATCAATCCAAGCGCGGGAGCCGACGTCTGGATCAAGGATCGCTACGACGAGGCGGTCGCGTGGTTCGAGGGCATCGAGCGGCAGCGTGTGCATCCAGACGTGACGCCGCAGGTCGCTCAACCCGGCGATCCGATCCACGACTTGCCGCAGGTGTTCACCGATCCTCAGCGCGGATGGGGATCAAGCCCCAACGGCGGGACGCCGAGGGTGTGAGCGGACCATGAGCGACATCATGGCCATCACGTACGAGGACGCCGTACCGGTCCAACTGAATCCCACGAACGGCAAGGACCCAAACGGGCCGTTCGCCGCGCTTCAGTCGACCGCCGGCGCAGGGACAGCGAGCATTGTGACCGCGCGAGGCCGAACGACCACCATCTACCTTCCGCTCGGCCAGATCATGAACGTCGCATGCAAGGGCGTCATCTCCGTGAGCGGAGCGTCGAGCGTCGTCGGTCTCATCGCCGTGCCCTACGCGGGAGGCCAGCAGTGACCCGTGGCGGCGCAGATGCAGCGGTGGTCGCGTTTGCGCGCGTTAAGCGGGTGCTCGACGAGATCGTGGGCGTTCCGCGTAAGGTCGCAGTTGCGGTTGCGCCGGAGCTGACGGGCCTGCTCCAGCAGCAGTTCGCGTCAGGCGTGGACCCGTACGGGCGCGCATGGGCGTCGCTCAAGCCCGCGACCCTAGCTCGCGGACGGCGCGCGCCACCGCTGACCGACAAGCGCGCGCTGCGCGACGGCACGCGCGCCCGCGTACTCGACGGCAACCGCGCAGGGCTGCACATCGTCGTCGGTGCTCGCTACGGAGCGTTCCACCAGACGGGTACTAAGTACATGGTGGCTCGCCGCATCCTGCCATCGCAGGGCATGCCCATGGCCTGGAGGAGACTGCTCGTCGCTGCCACGCGCAGGCTCGCCAAGCAAGCCGCGGAGGCCAGCCGTGCATGACCACGGGCCTCGGACCCACCGACATCTTCGCGCTCTTCTCTTCGGCGTTCGGAGAGATCGCAACGGTGCGCGCGTCGCGTGGGTTGCCGGCGATCATCACGCACATTGGATCGGAGTACCTGCCCCAGGAGGACGACGCGCCGCGGATCGTGATCGTGCCGGAGCGCAACAAGTACGCGCCGGCGCGTGCGGCGGGCAATCAGACGGGCATGGTGGGCGACTTCAACCCGAAGCCGCTCTACCGACGGCTGATGCAGTTCGCTGCGCATTGCTGGGGGGACGACAAGCCAGCGTCAACGGAGCAGGATCTCGTCTACTCGCTCAACTCGACCGTGGAGCTCGAGCGGGAGTTCCTCGTCGCGCTCGCGCACAACTTCGGGGGACCGGCCGCGATCGTCTCCGCGGACATCTCTGGCGAGTGGGACCAGCCGACGAACATGCAGCGACGCGGGCGCCTGCTCATCATCCGCTTCGCCATCGAGACGCCGGTGACACAAGAGCCGTTCATTACGCTTCCGTTCTCCACGGCGTCCACGTCGGGCGTGCAGGTCTCGGCGACGGTCGCGGAGGTTTTCCCGGACGGATCGTCCAGCGTGGCGGGGATCATCGTCACTCCACCGTGAGTTGCATCGGAGCCTGAGCTATGCCCCAAGGCGTCAATTTCAACGTTCAGGACAACGGCCTCGGTGCCGCCGTACCCGGCGGCGGCAACGTGATGGTCGTGGTAGGCGTGTCCAGCGCTGGCGCGCCCAACGTCCCGACGCAATCGCAGAATCCGGCGACGTTCATCACGGCGTACGGCGTAGGCCCTGGCCCGCAGCTCGCGGCGAACATCGCGTCGAACACGGGCAACCCAGTCATCTTCATCAAGGCGCAGACCGCGAGCGCCGGCACGAACACGACCGTACAGTCCAGCGTTCCCGGCGGGTCGACGTCTGCCGTCACGCTCACCGGGACGCCGTTCGACACGTACTACGGCAAGGTCTCGGTGCTCACTGGCGGAACGATCGGCGCCTCCGGCATCGTCCTCGCCATCTCGCTCGACGCGACGCGCACGTCGCTCGTCACCGTGCAGCTCGGGACGGCGACGACGTACGCGATCCCGAATACGGGCCTGACGCTCAACTTCGCTGCGGGCACGCTCGTCGCTGGAGACACGTTCGGATGGATCTCGACCGAGCCTCTCTGGTCGGACGCTGGCCTGCAGTCGGCGCTGCAGTCGCTCATGACGGTCGCCCTCGCGTTCGAGGACATAATGATCCCGGGCGGCTCGACGGCCGCGAGCGGAGCAGGATGTGCGGGCGCGGTGCCAGCCGACGTGACCGCGATCGACGGATACGCGACAACCCTGTTCAACAACCGTCGATACACGCGCATCCTTCTGCAGGCGCGCGACGCAGTGTGGGGCGGCACGTCGACGGAGACCGAGATCACGTGGCTGAACTACCTGGAGACGGCGTTCGTCAACGCCTCGTCTCTTCGTGTGGGCGTGTGCGGCGGACACTACAACTTCATCTCCGCGGTAGACCAGTCGCAGTACAGGCGCTCGCTGCTCTGGGGCGCCGCCCAACGTGATTCGGCGGTAGCGATCCAGGTGGACCTCGGCCGCGTGTCCGATGGCGCGCTCGCCGAGATGGTCCTCCCCGTCTCGCCGGATGGGTACATCTACCACGACGAGAGCGCGAATCCTGGCCTCGACGCGAGCCGGTTCCTGTCGGCGTGGTCGATCATTTCGCTGCCGGGCCTCTACATCAAAAACCCGAACCTCATGGCGCCGCCGGGAAGCGACTTCACGCTCCTGCAGCACGGCCACGTCATCGACGCCGCATGCCTCGCCGCGTACGTCTACTTCGTCAAGCGTCTCTCGTCCGCGGTGCGCGTCAACTCGACGACTGGGTTCATCCTCGCTCAGGACGCCACGACGCTGCAGCAGGGGGCGCTGGCTTCGATCCAGACGGCGCTCGGCAACGCGGTGAGCGCCGTCAACGTGATCGTGAGCACGACAGACAATATCCTGTCGACCAACACGATCACGGTCACGGTGCAGATCACGCCGCTCGCCTACCTCAAGACGATCACCGTGACGATTACGTTCGTAAACCCGGTCCTGCAACCCGTGCAGACACCAGGCCAGGTCTGACGGGTCCGAAAGGGGTAGACATGTCTCTCTTCCCGGCCATCAACGCAAACTACTTCAGCTGGAGCGACATCGAGTTGCAGTTCCTCACGCCGACGCCGCTGCTCTTCGCCGGCGTCAAGGCGATCAACTACGACGACAACCTGACGCGCAAACTGGTGTACGGCACCGCCGCGCAGCCCATCGGGCTCACCAAGGGAAAGTACGAGCCCAAGGGAGACATCGAACTCTGGCTCCCGCAAGCGAACCTCCTGATCTCGACGATGCCGCTTTGGCGTCAAGTGCCGGTGACGATCACGATCGCCTACGTGTCATCCGGTCCGCTAGGCCTCCCGGCGCCAGGCTTGCCGCAGCCGGTGATCGTCGACACGATCCCCAATTGCTACCTGACGAGCCTCGCGGCGTCGCAGACGGAATCGGATAGCGCCCTGTCGCGCAAGTTCGGACTGACGATCACCGGGCAGATCCTTTGGGGCGGTCTGCCTAGCTTCCTCGAGCCGATCTTCGCGCTCGCGGTGGCGTAAGCCGGCGGCATCAGACGTCGCGGGCGCGTCGCCCGCTTCGACACGAAAAGGGTAGACCCATGGGCAAGCTCACCGCGGAGCAGTACGCAGAGCTGGAGACGAAGTTCGTCGGCAAGCGATTGGCGCGCGTCGATCTCAAGGTGCTCGGGACGTTTGTGTTCCGGGCGCCCATCAAGCCAGAGTTCGCGATCTTCCAAGCGATGCGACTCGACGACGCGAACCGACTCAACGCGTACGCGGATCTGGCGCTGCGCACGGTCGTGTACCCGGAGCCGGCAGAGCTTCTGCGACTGGTGGAGGAGTACGCCGGTCTGCTTTCAAACGGGGCTTTCGTCCGATCGCTCAACGTCCTCAACGGCTCCGGACTGGAGGAGGAGGGAAAAGGCTGAGGCGGTTGCTCGACGTACACAAGCGCGACCGCCTCACGGCATCGAGGAATTACCAAGCTCTCTTCCGCGGCGAATCGTCCGACGCGGCCGACGTCGCCGGAATGGAGCTGGATCGAACGCTCAAACTGCTCTGCGCCTGGGTAATGGCGCACGCCGCGAAACAATGAGGCGCACGCGTGCCCGAGAGTGACGGTTTCTCCTACGAGATCACGATGCCGGACGAGATGTCCGGGCCGGCACATGACGCCAAGGATGCGCTTGACGAGCTGACGTCCAGCATCAAGAAGAACGAGGGCGCGCTGAAGGAGCAGAAGAGCGCGGGACACGAAGCGAATGAGGGGCACAAGGAAGCGGCCGGCGGGGCCGGGTTTCTCTCTGAGGCGCTCGGCGGACTGAAGGAATCGCTTATCCCGCAGGTGGCGATCGGCGAGATGGTCGCGCAGGCCGTCGAGAAGCTTGGCGACGTCGCGCTGGAAGCGGCCAAGAAGTTCGCCGAGCTGGTCATTGAGGGCACGAAGTTCGCGCTCAAGATGAGCGAGTTCAAAGAGAACTCGGAGCAGGCTTACGCCGCGGTGCTCGGCACGGCCGAGGAAGGCGAGGCAACCTTCGCGGCGATCGACAGGCTCTCTCGGTCGGTGCACATGCCGGCGGAGAAGGCGCACGACCTGGCCAAGACACTCATGCTGGAGGGCTTGACGAATCAGGAACAAATCACGAGCGCGATCACTGTCGTCAGCGATCTGCATAGCGTTGGACTGGACCAGGGGGCAGAGAAGTTTCAGCGCGTCATCGAGCGGTCGCTCCAGGAGGGACACTTCGCACTGCCCAAACGTGGCGGCATCCCGGGTGCGGATCTGGAGCAGGTCTACAAGACGCTCGGGGAGCGTTTACACATCGGCGTCGACGAAGTGAAGCGACAGCTTGCGGCGGGTCGGATCGGCGTCGAAGAAGGGATCTCAGCTCTCGAAGAGACGTTCATGAAGTCCAAGGCCCACGAGATCGCGAAGTCGAAGTTCGACCTGAGCGACGTGGAGACGGACTTGAGCAACAGCTTTCACACCATGCTCCAAGACGTCGACGCGAGCCCGCTCAAGCAGTCGCTCGTCGACTTCGTGAGCATCTTCGACCAGGGCAACGCGAGTGGTCAGACGATGAAAGAGGTTCTCACCGACACGTTCAACACGGTCATACGGTGGGTGTCGATCGCTGTCGACGGCTTCACCGTGCTCGCGCTCAAAGGCGAGGCGTCGGCGCTCGATCTGGAGGCCGCGTTCTACCCGGAGATCGTTGTACTGACGAAGATCGAGCACGCGGCCGAAGCGGCAGCCAAGGCGATCCTCGGCATCGGCACATCTGCGGACAACAGCCTTGTCTCCTCCACGATCGACAAGCTCCTGTCTCTGGGAGGCGGCGGCGGAGTGCCGGACCTAAGCCACATGGGCGACGTTCACGCGCCCGTCGTCAAGCGTGAGCCGGCGCATGCGGATGGCGGCACGGTTCACGAGCCGCCGCCGGGCGAGTCGTTCGCCGCGGTCAAGCCCGGAGAGATGATCCTACCCGTCGGCTTCGCGAGTCAGATGCCGAACCTCTCGCCCGCGAACAGCAACGGAGGTGGCACCCAGGTCCACGTCGACGTCGGAGGTATCCACATCACGGCAAGCGATCGCGAGGACATGAGGAGGATTCTGGAGAGCGAGATTGTGGACGTGTTCGAGCGCGTCAAGATCGAGCTCGGTCGGTAAAAGCTCATGGCTGGCGGCGCACCCATTGGCATCTATCCGTCTCCGATCTGGGGACCAGGCGGAACTGGCCCTGCGCAGTGGGATCTGTTCACCGCTGGCTCGCAGATATGGCCGGGCAAGGTTCTCATCCGCGGCGCGACACGCGCCTACCGATGGGACGTCAAGGATCCTCCGGGCAAGGACGGTGAGTGGGTCACGTACCGTGGATTGCGCACAAAGCCGTTTCGCATCGTCTTCCTCCTCTGGACCGATGCACATTTTGCTTTCTGGCCAGCGATGCAGCTCGCCTTCCAATACCCGGAGAGCAAGCTGGGCATCATCGCGGTGACGAACGTCTACCATCCCGTGCTCGCCATGCTTGGGATCGCGAATCTCGTCACCGAGGACGTTGGCGGGGTCGAGCCGGTCAGCTCGGACAAGCCGGATCTCTACACCGCCACCATGGTCGTGCGGGAGTATCTACCCCCTCCGCCAGTCCCCACTACGGTCACGCCCGTCAGCCTCAAGCCGCCCACGCCACCGAACGGGCCACCGGGTCTCGTCCCGAGCCCCGCGGTCGTGGCTGCGCAGGCCGCCGTGGACCAGGCAAAGGCCGCCGTGGCGGAGCAGGCGGCGAAGTACGGACCGCTGGCGTTCTGATGCCGCTCCCGTTCGCCCAACTCGGCGCGTCGGATCTCTACCGGCTCGCCCTCACGCTGCCATTGACAGGCATCTGGCACGCCGACGTCGAGATGAGCGTGGACGTGCCGCTGATGCCTGGCCCGCAGGCCCTCGTCTTCGCTGGCACGACGTACGCGTGCTCGGTCGTACGCACCACCGACTTCGCCGGCGTGCGCTCCGTGCGCCTAGTGGGCGGCACCGGCGGATGGCGGACGGTCGTCCCGCCCAAGCCGTACGCGTCGCCCGCGGGTGTGCCGACGCAAGTCGTGCTCGCCGACGTGGCCGCGACGGTGCTCGAGATTCCCCCGGTCGTAGCTCCGACCGTTCCGCCTACCCTCGGGACAGCCTGGACGCGGCCGGGGGACTACGCCTCCGTAACGCTCAACGCGACGCTTGGCGAGTCGTGGTGGATGGATCCGACCGGCACCGTGCAGAGCGCGCCGCGCGTGCCGCTGCCCATCCTGACGCCGTTCGAGGCCACCGCCGTCATGGGGACCGCCGGGATCTACGAGATCGCCACGGAATTCCCGGCGGACTGGACGCCAGGAAAACTGTTCGTGGGCGTGACCGTGCAGAGTACAATCAATCGCGTGATGCACATGGCGCAGGGGAGCAGGCTCAGGACCGAGGTGGTGGCGAGCCCATGACACAACCGGTGGACCGCCTGCAGGGAAGCCTCGAGGACATCGTCTCCGCCCTCGTGCCGCGGATGTCCAAAGCGTTCGCGTTCTACGCGTTCTGGGAGATGACGGTGCTGTCCGCGCTGCCGCCGGCGCCTCCGAGCATCCCAGGCGTGCCCAGCATCTTCCTCACGCCAGCGACGGTGACGTGCGTGCCGACGGATCCCAAGATCGCGGCACTGCTCCCGCCGCAGGTCACGATCCCTCTGCGCCCGAGCGCCAGCGGCGTCCTAAGCCTGCCCACGGTCGGCAGCAAGTGCCTCGTCGGATTCGCGAACGCCTCGCCAGCGTCGCCGTTCATCGCCTTCCTCGATCCGACCGCGACTCCCACGCTCTCTCTCGTGGGCGCGCTGCAAATCTTCGCCGGCCTCCCGCCGCTGACCGTCGCGAACCTCGCTGCCAACGCGGCGGCGCTGCTCACGCAACTGGAGACATTCGGATGACGCAGCCGGGCACCCTCAACCCGTATGGGACGGATCTCCAGTCGCTGCCGAATCCGGCCGCGAACGGCGCGATCGATCTTGATCCAGGCATGGTCGAGGCGTCCGGCCGGATCCTGCTCGCCCAGTCGCTCGTGCGACGGCAGACGACGCCAAACGGAAGCGTCATCGACTCTCCCGCGGACGGCATCGACGTTCGTGGGTGGATGTCCCAGGGCTGGACCCAAGCGCAGATGCAGGCTGCGGCCGGTCAACTCAAAGCGGAGATCCTGAAAGACGAACGCGTGACGAACGCGACCATCACGCTCGCGTTCACGCCTAGCTCACCGCCTGGCACCGGCACGCTGACGATTACCGAGCAGATCACGTCGAGCTACGGACCGTTTCAGCTCACGCTGACGATCCCGGATCTCACCGTCGCAATCCTGCTCGCCAATCAGGGCACCTACGGGCAGACATGAGCGCCCCCGTCACGCTCGCGCAGCTCGTTACGACGTCGACCGAGGCCGACGCGCTAGGGCTCCAGTTGTCGATCGCTCAGACACTAGGTCTGCCGACCACCGCGTGGCAACCGTTCGGGATGGCTCGAACGATCGAGGCGATTAACGCGAACGTGGTCTCTGCTTACAGCGACACGATCGCGTTTCTCGCGCAGGGCGGATACGCGTCGTACGCGTCGCTCATGGTCGACGCGAGTGGCAACCCCGTCACGACGTGGATGGATCTGCGCGGGATCGACCAGTACAACGTGACGCGTATCCCCGCGTCCTTCGCGAGCGGCAACGTCCCTCTGATCAATGCATCGGCCACCTCGTATACGTGGTCCCCAAACTCGCCGCTGCACCTGCAGAACTCGGCGACGGGCGCGACCTACACGACGACGGGCAGCGGAACGGTGACGGCAACGTCCACGACGCCCGTCGCAATCCAGGCTGACCCGGCGTACCAGGGGCACATCGGCACGAGCGGAAGCGGGGTAACGCTCATCCTCTTGACGCCGCTTCCCGGCGTGACGGTCGGCGCGCTGACCAGCTCGCTCGTGGGCTCCGATGCGGAGCTGAACGCGAATTACCTGTCGCGATGCCAGGCGAAACTAGGGTCGCTCTCTCCCAACGGACCGGCGTCGGCATACCAGTACGTCGCCGAGTCGATCCCCGTGTTCAACACGACGCTGCCGACCGGGCTGCTGTTCGTGGCGCCCACGGCGCAGAATCCGTACGGCGTATCGGCCCCGATCACGCGAGTATCCGCGGTCCTCACTATCGGCAGCGGACAGATCCAGGTCTACGCGGCGGACGCGGCCGGCGCGCTCAGTGGGTGCGTGGAGCTCGGGATCACCAATGTGACTTGGGCGCTAGGCGTGGCGACCGTCACTACGGCGAGCCCGCACAATATCCGCCCGGGTCAGTGGGTGATCATCTCGGGCGTGGTCGGGGCGACCGGCGTCAACAACACGATCGCTGGTGTTCCGGCGTGGCAGACGGTCACGGCATCCGGTAGCTCGTTCACGTTCGCTCTCGCCTCGACGCCTGGGGCTTACTCCAGCGGCGGCAGCGTAGAGGGCGACGACTTGGGCATGGTGGACGCAGCGATCCAGGCTGGCGTGGTCCCCGACGGACAGATCGCCATCGTGCAGAACGCGAGCAACCTGCTGGTGAACGTGGCCGGAACGCTCTACCTCAAGACGTCGGCCGGGATCAGCGCGGCGAACGCGCAGACGGCAATCAGCGGCGCGATCGCGAACTACCTCGGTGGTGTCCCGATCGGTGGCGTCAACGCGGAGTCCAACGGCATCGTGCCGCTGTCCGCGATCCAGAAGGCCGCTTTTGCGGCGAACACGGGTACGGTTTCGGTTGTGTTCACGTCGCCCTCCGCAGACGTCGTGTTGACGGCAAGCCAAGTCTCGGTGCTCGGGTCGTTCTCATTCGCCGTGGTGTACGAATGAGCAACGTCGCCGGAGGGTTGAGCGCGGTACCCGCCCCGACGGGGTTCACGTTCCGAGACTTCGGGGACAGCATTTCTCCCACTTGGCTGAGCGGCCCTGTCGGCAAGCGGTACCGATACAGCATGTCCGTCATGTACGACGCGCTCTGGACAGCGGGGGAACTGGCGGTGCTCGCGGGCATGCCAGCCTTCGCGCCGTCCGACGCGTACCCATGGCTCGGGCAGGACCGGCAAATATTCCAAGGTTTCGCCGAGTCGTCGACGAGCTACGTCACGAGACTCATTCAGTGGCTCGACCTCTGGCGTCGCGCGGGGAGTTCCACGGGCCTCCTGCTCGCGATGTTCGGCTATGTGGGTCCAAATCAGCCGGAGACGCTCACCGTCATGAGCGACGGCGCAAGCCACTATAGCGTCTGGGACACGTACGCAGCGGGCGCCAATCCGTTCCCGGTGGGGCAGCAGAATCCAACGCCTCCCGTGCATGTCCTGGACGCCGCATACAACTGGAGATGGGACAGCGCCTCTCAGCCCTACTACTCGCCGTGGATGTACTGGCGCAAGTGGGTCATCTTGTTCTCCGTCGCTCCCAACGCGCCATGGGCTGCGCCCACGAAAGTATGGGCCAGCGGCGGAACGCTCACGCTCGGCACGAGGAGCGACGCCACCTACGGCAAGGTCTACGTCAACGTCGGGACACCCGCCTCGTCCGGCGCCAACACGTCCGCGTGGGGAGACGGCACGTGCTGGGGCTGGAGCGGGACCGCGCAGCAGGCTGCATCGCTCACGCAGCTCGCGAAGACGTGGAAGAGCGCCGGATGTTGGGTGCCGTGGATCATCGTCAGCTACGACTCAACGATGTTCGACCAGACGCAAGCGTTCGGCTCCGCCAAGCTGCCGGACGGCACGTGGGGCTACTGGAGCAAGATCGTGGCAGACGCGACCTACGGGACGAAGTACGTCGCCTCGCGACCCGCGTGCTCGACGGCCACGTTCCTCGCGGGGACCAATGACGGGCCGCCGGGCGCCGTGCTAGGAGTCGGGTAATGCCTACGGTGTTCAACGGCAACGGGACGATGGTTTCGCCGACGGTTGGCGGCTGGACAGCTCGCGCTATCGCGTCAAGCACGAACGCGAGCCCGATCGCGGTCACAACTACGCTCAATCACGGATTCAATACTGGAGATACCGTAGAGATCGCTGGACACGCCACCAATACGGCAGCCAACAACCTATGGCAGATCACCGTCAGTGGTGCCAAGACGTTTTCTCTGAATGGGTCTACGGGTAACGGCGTCGGCGGCGCGACCGGGTACGCGATTGATTACGAGTTGCTTCCGGCGTACCAGATACCTGCAGGTGGAGAGTTGGTGGATCCGGGCACAATCGGGCCGCCGATCGAGGGACTATCCAATCTCGCGCCGTTTCTGTACCGCGCTGGTGGTAAGTATCGGTTGTGGGACGTATTCACTAGCGGCACTCAGGAGCCCGGATGGTCGGCGTGGTCGACAACCGGTCCGCTTACGCCGGGCACGCTATCCGAATTGACCAACGCCACCTCCACGCACCCGCTGATCTCGTCTCCGGCACTCAATCAATTGTGCGCAGTGAACGATCTCCTGGTGGCCCATTTTGAGGGCACGTTTCAGGTCACTGATGCGGGTACCCCGGATTGGGGAAGCGTTGGATGCGCCGTCTGCATAAATAATACAGACGAACTTACGTCGCAGGGTCCGAGGCAGGGAATACTCAGGCCAGCCGCGGTCAGCGGATCGTACGCAATCGGACAACTCTCCGTGTCGACCGTGTTCGTGGCTCCGTCTGCCGGAGTACCAAACGTCTACCTGTACGGTTACTGTCCAACAAGCGCCGTGACGATCACTCTTATCGGAGATTGGCTCGCCACGCTGTCTGTATACAAGAGAAACTGAGACGCCATGTCCGCCCTAGACGCCCTACTCGGTGGAGTGAAGCAAGTCGCCGTCGCGGCATCGCTGGTCGCGATACCCGCCAACGTCACGCCTCCGTCGATCCTCAACTTCGCGTCTGGTGCGAACGTCGCCTACAACGCTACGACCGGTAGCTACGATGTCACTGTCACGGCCACTCCCGCAGTGACCGGGACCGGGTTTTCTCATGTGAGCGCAGGCGTATTCGACGCTGCGGCGCGCGCGGTCAACCTGGCCACGATCGACGTCACTGGGATTCTTCCGTTTGCAAATGGTGGCGTTGGACCATTCGGCTCCAACGGCAACATCCTGCAAATGGTCGCCGGCGCTCCAGCATGGGTGTCAGACCCGGGCGCTGGGTTCGGGACAGCGGGGCAGTTTCTTGTTACGAATGCCGCAGCAACATCGAGCGCATGGGCGTCGCTCTCCGGTGATGTGTCGGGGAGCGCCGCGACGCCAGGCGCAGTCAGCGTGCTTCAGGTCGCAGCCGCAACCGGGAACTGGAACTGGGCGAGCACGGTAGCAGCGCCGAGCATCACGCAGTCGAGCGAGTCGAGCGCCACCAAGGGCGCCGACATACTCGTTCAGCCCCAGCAGTCTACGCAGGCGACGAACTTCGGCGGTGGCAACGTCCAGGTCAACCTCCAGGTGCCGGGTGGATCTGGAGTCGAGGCATACTTCGGTATTCAGCGCGCAGGCGTGGAGGTCTTCTCCCTGGGACCATACCCAGGCT